GCCGCGGACTAGATCATGGAGATTTAGCGGCATATGCTGTACTCCTTCCGCAGGGCGCTGAAAAACGTCTTACATCCGCGGCCTGCAAAAAACGCATCAAGGAACGCGCCGCCGCGCTTATGCCAGAAAGCGGACATCTGAGCGGACATCTTGCCGGGCTTCCTGTCCTCTCCCAGCACCTGCTTGAAAATCTCTTTCGGCGGCACGTGCTCAACAGCGCCGAATATATCATCAGTCCTTTGCCCTTCCGCATACATCGCGTCTGCAAGTTCCGACAGCTTCTGACCGATGGCGGCTCCGCTCCTCATGTTCTTCGCGTACATTTTGACGATAGCGCGCGCGAGGTCATCTTTCTCATCAGAGTTGAACATATCCATCTGCCCCGACACGTCCTCAAGACTCATGCCGGTGCGTTTTGCCTGCACCACTTTCTCGGTAGCCATGCCGATGATATCCCGGATATCATAGCCGTCGGGCGCGTCCCCGAGATTTACCATCTTCGGCGCCGCCTTCTCAAGGCCGTTGATGATAGTCTTGCACTGCGGATCCAGTGCCTGCCCGTACATCTCGGTCAGGTAGTCATTATCATATGCCTTTGAGAAGATAGCCGCCTGGAAGCGCTCCATAGCCTGCTTTGTCGGCTCGCCGTTCTTGCCCAGCATCTGCCCTCTTTCCGCTACAGGCTGCTCGGCTATCCACTGCTTAAGGCTCTTGATTGTCGGCGTGCCGTCGTCGTAAGTCTCTATGTCTTTAAGGTTTATGCGCTGCCTGTCGTTCTTTGCCTGCTCTACAGCTGTCATGGACAGGCCACCCTGCTTGTTCGTACGGTCTCCGATATCAGGCGTTACATCAGACGCCTGCATAACGCGGACAAGGACAGGATTTTTCATGCCCTTTACGGTTTCGGGATCTATGCCCGATGCCGCCGCGTCGTCTATCATCTCCTGCCTGTACTCGTCAGCCGTGCCGCGGTTGTATCCCTCGGTTATGCCTGCCATGCGTCCGTTGCCCGCGACGGCGCGCATCCTTGAGGCGTCGTCTGACTCATAATCGGGATTTCTGTTGCCCTGGGCGTCGTTTGACGTGAGCACGTCAGACGCCTCGACAACGGCATACTGCATTTTGTAGCGGTTGCCGTCGGAGTCAACGACGGTTACAGGGTTTCCCAGGTGCTCATCATCTACAGATCCGTAAGCGACAACGGGCGCACCGTTCGCAAGATCATGAGACGGCCCCATGCGCATATAGTCAGGTTTCGCGGCTATCGAGTTAATCTGCTGTATTGAGCCGCTGTTTGAGCGGTCCCGGTTCTGTATGATGTTCTTTTTGTCGATTTTGTCGGGGTGCGAGAGGTCAATCTTCGCGCGCGAGGCCGCGGGCCTGCCGCTGCCTGACGCTTTTGCGGCAGGCTTTGACTTCATCTCGGACAGCTTTTTCCCTTTAAACTTCCCGCCGGCACCGCCGAGGATTGTACCTGTCTCACCGTCTATCAGGAGCGGACGCCCTTTAATCGGATCACCTTTGGCGTTCGCGCCGGTGCCGTTCGGGTGTACCGTGATCCACTTCGCCTCATCCATCGCGGCGGTTATGCCTGCCGCGTATATGACGCCGAGGCGGAAGGCATTGCCGAGGCGGCGGGCTTTTGAGGGCATGGTCATGCTATCGCCCCCTCCGGCAGTGCCGGCGCCTCGGGAAAATCACCATCAGCGCGAATCTGCAACTTATACCCCTTATTTTTGTAAGTCTCTTTGTAGACGCGTTTGATGACCGTTATGGCCTTTGCGACGCTATCAGGGGATGGGTACCAGAGCTTGGCAAGCTCTATAGGTACGTTTTTCTGCATAAAATCACATTCGGCAAAAAAAAGCGAATAATCAGGATGAAAGTCAAAACCGATGATTTTGCCCCCATTATCAAACTTACCCGTTCCTGAATAGAATTCGCCGTTAACAAAGGCTACAGACTGAACGTCGCCGCCTTGTTTTATGCTTGCGAGCACAAAAGTAGCTTCCGCCATACCTCACCTCACTCAAAACCACCGGTTGCCAGCACGCCAAGTATAAAGTTGCGTGTGTCAGGATCTTTGTCAAAAACTTCCGGTTCATGGATCATATATTCCATTCCCATCGACATAATTTCAAAATGAGGCTTGGCATTTTTGCCGTCATGAGAGTAATCCTTGCCAACATAAGGATTAAAAAAATGGTCAGGACGCGTAACTTCATCCCTCCCATATCCGCTTCCCGGTAAAAGCTTACTTAACCTTACTGATTTTTCACCTTGGGTTCTTTCTTTATAATAAGCCTCTTCCATGTCGCGAAGTTTAGGGAAAAGCTCCTCCATCGCGTGCGCCGTCTCGTGACTCGCAGTTCTTTCAAGGCCAAGGTTAATCCCATCCTTTGAACTGTCGTAATCGTTTGCGCTTAACCTTATCTCCCCGAAGTTACTATTGCAATAACCGCGTTTTACAGTTCTCCCTAATTCGTACTCCCCGAAAAATTTGTCGGCCATTACCTGCGGATAACACTGCATAGCCGCCGCCATCTGTTTTTTTGTTTCAATAGTCGCATTGCCCCGTATTTTTCTGGCTATTTCGTCGGCAGTTCCCGGGGTTAGTGTGTTAAAAGACGAAAAAAGCTTTTTTGCTTCCTCGGCAGTTTGCTTTACAGCTTCTCTCTTCGCGCTCGCTTGCTTAGATAATTCGTCATTTAATTGCTGTACAAGCCTCATCCGTCTTTCCTTAAAAGGCTTTACTGCATCGAATTGCCGATCAAAAACTTCCTGTTGTGCAGACTGCCATTCCTGATGTACCTCATCCGCTTTAGCTTTATCCCGAAGATATGCCGCTCTCTGCTTGGCGTCATAAATATCACTGGCGTCATAAACCCCGGGGTATTTTTCATTAAGCGCTCGCGCAACCTGATCATCTTTACTTGATAATTCTGATTCCTTTCGTTTTGCCTCAACAACTTTTGGGTCATCCCTCGCCGCGTTATTTTCTTCCTCCTTTACCTTTGACATCTCCGCGGCATAGTTATCCTTAAGTTCTTTTATGCGCTGCTCCGCTTCTTTTCTTTTTTGCACAAGCTTTGAGACATTCTGCTTATATGCCTTACCTTCATCAGACTCGTCAACCATCCTGGCTGCCTGTCTGAGATGCTCAGTAGTCACACGCTGACCTTTTAGCCCGTCCCGAAAATTTTTTAATGCGTCCTTCAAAGTTTTAGGCTGTGTAACAGCCTGAGCCCCACTAGTGGTCCCCTCGGACTTAGACGCACTGCCGGAAGACTTGAAAGTCATCTTCTTTCTTGAAGTCTTGAAGTCCGTCAGCTTCTTATCCTTGCCTTTGCCGCCCATGCCGCCAAGGATTGAGCCGGTCTCGTCATCGATGAGGAGCGGCCTGCCCTTGATGGGGTCGCCGTTGGCGTTCGCGCCGGTGCCGTTGGGATGAACGGTGATCCATTTCGCCTCATCCATCGCAGTGGCTGATGTTCCGAATGTATTCGTCATGAAGTTTCTATGTCTGCGCTTCTGTTCCCGTTCCCAGGCTAAGCTTGTTATCTCGTTCTCACTCCTGCCTGTTGTTGCGTGGGTAAAGTTAGGATGATCAATAGTCTTCTCCAGTGCAGCTCTCTCCTTGAGAGCCGAACCTAAATCATCATTCAGTTTGGCATAATCAGAGCGCAGTTTTGCTATCTGAGACAGTGCCTGCTGTGCCTCCGGCGTGTCGTTACCATCATTCCAGTTGACGGTACTTACAAGGCTATGAATTTGCCTGTCGATATCTTTCTGCTGTTCTTGTATCTGCTTGACTCTTTCAGCCGCTTCTTTGTAGGAGGATGCTGGTGTCGCCGCGGATGTCTTGCCCCTCTTATCGGAGCGAGATCCCGCTGATTTATTCTGTTTAGGCGCAAACATCTCCGGATGTTCCTTCTTGAGGCGTGCCCTGTTGATAACCATCTGCGCGCCCGGCTGCTCATGCTTGCCGCCCTTTGGCATAGCGGATATATGCCGCCCGGTGAATTTACCGCCGGCACCGCCTAAAATCTCACCCGTATCGGAGTCAATCAGCACCGGACGGCCTTTTATAGGATCCCCGTTTGCGTTTGCGCCCTTGCCGTTCGGATGCACTGTTATCCACTGCGCGTCATCCTGAGCTATAAGCATGCCATGCCCATAAACGTACCCCAGGGCGAACGCCCTGCCTATTTTCCCAGCCTTTTCTGCATCCATAGACTTTTACTTCCTTTGTATCTCAAAATGCACCGAACCGGTCATGCGCCCTGTAAGCGTAAGCGGCTTCTTTACGGAGACGCCGCCGGCGCCGTCCGTACGGTGTCCTGCGGCTCGCTGCGCGTAAATGGCCATCGTCAGAGGATGCCGCTTTTCAAACGTCTCGATTTCATTGCCGCCGGCCTTTATCGTCATCTGGATATCAGAGACGGCTTCGGCGCCTACAAGGGCTAAAACCTTCTCGGTGTCGGTTATGCCCATGACGCGCGGCGCGTTTTTCATGATCTGCTCCCAGCGCCTGAATTTCGCAAGGAACGTGGAGTGCATGAAAGGTCTCGGCACGAGCACAAGGACTGAGCCGGGCTTCGGGGCTTTGTCCCAGCCCGCATGCGCTCCGAACCACGCGTGCTGCTTCGGAGTTACCTGCTGTACCCAGCCATACTCCTGATAGGCCGCGTAGCGCGCTACCGACGGATCCGTTATGCCTACAAGCACCTCCGCGGGCTTTGACTTAGCCCGGAAGCGGTCTGTAAACCTTCTGAACCAGTCTTTCAGCACGCCCATAGCATTTACCCCCAGGGATGGAAGCCGCGGGATATATACGCCCTGCCGCCCATGATATAGGGCTTGAGCATCATCCAGTAGCGCGCGCCGCAGGAGGTCTGCAGCCAGAAGGATTCGGTAGTCGTCTTGCCCTGCATCAGCTGAAAAGCGGTGGAAACACTGCCCTGAGACGCGTTGGTTATCGGGCCTGTCTGCCCTGCTCCCCAGCCCTGGATGGTCAGGAGATGGCAAAGCGCGAAATAGAGCGCGATTTTGCGCGTGTAGACAGGCGGCTCAGCATCAGGCATATACGGGAAGACGCTCTCGGCGTCGGTAGTGCCGCAGAGCGCCGCGACGGCGTACCAGTTGTTCATTATTTCCGCGTCTGTGATCTTTGTCTCATCATCAAACTGCGGATATCTCGCCCGGAAGTCTGCTATGTCAAGCACAACATCAGCCATTGCCGCCTCCTGGATTTTAGTCCTTAGATACTGCCGCCTCGGTGCCGGTGCTCTTCGGATCTACCGGATTGACGCCGTTGTCAATCTCGGAGATCTCATCCCTGCGGCTCTTAAACTCCGCCTCACCGCCCTCAATCTCGAAAAGCTGAGCCGGCACATTAACGAAATAACGCTCGCGGCCGTGTTTCTTCTTGATGTCCTCCCAGTCCTTTTTGGCGATTGAGACTAAAACGGCATTTCCCTTTCCGAGCAGGATGCCGGTCTTCTTGCCTGCGAGCGCGTGATTGACGCCCGGGAAGGTTACGGTCTTGAAGCCGCCGTTTCCGTTGTCGACATCATCGTAGGAAATGCCGAGCGGCAGGGCGCACGCGACAAAGGTCATGTCAGAGCCTGCGGAGGCAGTCTTGACAGGCTGCTCCTCGGCGGTCTCGGTGATAATCTCGGTGGCTGTATCTTTCTTTCTTGCGGCCATGATTGGCTCCTATAGATAGAAGGTGTTGATTAGATTTTACACTAAAAAGGCGGCGTGATGCCGCCCTGATGTGTGATGATGCTCTCAGTTAGATGCCGAGCATGGTAGCGACAAGAGACGGCCTGCGGATTACGCATCCCCAGGTGGCGGCGCTTGCCTTCTGCTTATAGCTGGAGAGTTCCGGGATAAGCCTGCCCATGCGGAATTTCTCAGCAAAGGCAGTCCATCCGGTCTCATCGCCATAGAGATCCCTGACGGTCATGTAGAGCATCTCGCCGGAGGTGGTCGAAAGTTCCGGAACCTGAACAATCTCGAGGTTCGGGAAGTTCTCCTGCAGGAGCACCTTAGCGGTCTTGCCGTACTGGTTAGGAATAGTAAGGTAAGAAATCATCTTATTGCTTACTCCGAGCACAATCGGCGCGTTGGTCTCGAGGTGCCCGGCATTATTCGCAGTGAGCGCGCTCCAAAGCTTGCTGATATCGTTGTAGACGATATTAGCGGCTCCGGAAGGATCTGCCGCGCACTTATCCGCCCAGGTGCTCTTTCCGCTGGTGGAAATCGGGGAAATAGACTCAGGCAGGTTAGGATCGTTCAGCATGCCATAAGACTGGATACCCTTGACGCCGTACATCTGGAATTTGTTCTCGGCGCGCGCGATGATCTCGGCGGCCGCGAACTGCTTCCTGGAGACGAGAGGGATCTTAGCCGCGGATGCCTTGTCGCTCTCGAGGTCGCCGTACTTGATAGTAGTCTGGTAGCGATAAATCTGACGGCTCGGGAAGTTGTAGTTGACGTCAGTAGTAACGCCATCCGCATAGTCATTATATGCGGTGACATTGCCCTCAATCTCCTCAACCTCGAAAGTCGCGAAATCCTGCTCCCAGCTTCCTACCTTGTTAGGCGCGAAAAACTTAGACGCGTTGGTAACGCCGAAGAGCACCTGCACGATGCGGGGATCGATATAGGTGTACAGAGCGGCGGGCGCGCCGATGTTCGGTGCGGTAGAAGCGGCGGCATCCATAGCCAGCTGGCGGGATGCGGCGGCATAGTCAACGGTAATCCTGCCGTCCTTTACGCTGTAAGGCATAAAGCCTACAGCGTAAGGGCTGGAGATACCCTTCTGCTTCGCTAACTCAAAATCAAGATCCATAGGGCACCTCCTTAAGCGCCGATACGCTGATAGATAACCACGTCACCCTCAGCCGCAGCCGCAAGGCCTGCAGGGAGGATTACGATCCAGCCGGTGTCGTTTTCCGCGCCTGACGCGCCATAAGTAACGGCGCCGGTAGCAGGATCGCAGAGCACTGACTGCCCCTCGGTGGCCGCACCGGTCGCGAGCGCGTAAAACTGCCCGCGGAGCGCGATAGGCGCGCTAATCCCGGCGCCGTAAACGTTGGTCGCCTCGGTCAGGGGATTGGTAATCACGCTCACACCGTTGCGCTCAACAAAACCGAGCGGCTTGCCGGTGCCGGTAGCCGATGCGGTCTTGACGTCTCCGTCAGACGCCTTTGCGAAAGCAAAGCCGCCGGCGGCAAGAGTGCCGTCAGAGATATAGTTCTCTGCGGTGTAAATAGCCTGACCGGGATTTACCTCCTGCCCCGGTACGCCTACAGCAGGATAAAGCTTTACGCTCTTCTGAAATCCGCTCATAGATTACTCCTTGTTGATAGAGTTAAGGATCTCACCCAGGAAAGAGGGCTTGCCGCTCTGCATCTTGCGATCCATAGCCGCGCCGCGCTTCCCGCTCTTAAGTGCGAGGACGGTACGGTAAACCATCATCGCGTCCCTATTGGAAAGCCCCTTAGTCTTGAAGCCCTCCTGCCTGAGAGCCGCACGGTAGATATCGCCGGCGGAGTCAAAGGCACCCAGCCTCACGCGCCCGAGGGTCTTGCGGCACTCATCGGCAGCGGTCAGCTTCGCGTTAAGACGCCCGGTGACCATAGACACAATCTTCCTCAGCGCGCGATCCTGCGCAGCGGCAGGCTTCCCGGCAGGCTGTGCGCCGCCCTTGGCGTACTTAAGCCCGGCGGCAAAAGCCTTCTGCACCTCGGGATCCTCTCCGTCAAGCCCGCAGGCCTTAAGGCCGTCGGCTACCATGTCGCCCTCGTTGCCCTCTGCGGCAGGCTCGTCCTCATCCTCTGCAGGCTCATCACCCTCAGCGGCGGGCTCGTCCTCATCCTCTGCAGGTGCGGCGGCAGGATCCTCAGCGGGTGCAACAGCCTCGTCCTCATCCTCAGCGGGGGCGGCGGCGCCCTCAAGATCCTCATCCTCATCTGTTGCTGCAGCTGCCAGCCCCTTGAGCCTGTCGGCAAGCCCGGGGACCTTTGAGAGGTCAGCGCCGGCCTTCTGCAGGTCTTCAAGGATGGAGGTAATCTCCGCGTTCTTGTCATCATCACCTACAGCCTCGGAGTGCGGCTCCTGCTCCGCGGGCGATGCGTGCAGGTCAATAAGCTTCTGAGCGCCCTGCTTGACCTGCTGCGCAAGCGCTACTTCCTTCTTCTCCACTGCATCATCATCTGACGCGGGCAGAGTCTTCTCAACATCGGCCATATTGCCTCCTTTTGAGTCATACACCAAAACTTCATGCCCTGCCCGCCCCTCGTCAACCAGTGCTACATGGTTGGCTGAGATATCGGTCATGATGAAGTCATATTTTTCACCGTCAGGCGTCTCGCCCGGCGTAAAAACAGGTTTATAGCGATATGCCAGGCTTAACTCGCGCATACTGCCGTCGTTTATGCGGTCAATCGCGTTCTTGTCCTGGATATGCAGGGAATTTGTTAAAAACGGGAAATGAAACGCGCCGTCGGTGCCTGTAGACCCGACGCGCGTGTTTTTCGCGGGATTGTCCGCGTAGTCCATGTGGTGCGCCAGTTGGATTGGGATGCCGTTGACGCTCTCAATAGTTCCAGGCTTTGATAACTCCGATGCAGGCCTGTAGCCCCTGTAGACTCTTTCAGGCTCAAGCCCGAGTTCCTGCCAGCCCGGGATCTCGCATCCGCGGTACGGCGCTACCTGTACGCGTGTCAGAGGAGAGATGGAAACATGCAAAAAACCGTTTTCGTCATAAGTGCGTTTTGACTGCGCGTCAAGCGCGATTTTCTCAATCACCGAATAACTCCTCCGGCAGAACCATACGCGCCTGGCACCTGCAATATGGCAGCTCACCGGGCAGTACGTTCTTGCCGACGTCCGAGTCGTACAAGCCTATTTTAGTATCAAATGTCTTTCCGTCAAAGGCTTTATGCGTTTTTCTCTGCGTAAACTGTCCGGGCACGTGCATCCATATGCACTTTGTTATGCCGAGGTCGGCGGCGTTGTCCCTTTGGATCTGTTGATTGAGTTTATTGCTCTGATCCATAGCGACACGTTTTGCCCTTTCCTCGTCAAAGCCCTGGGAGCCTTTGAGCAGGTTTTCAATATCGCTGAAACTCACATTCTGCCCGTTGGTCTCTTCCATCAGAGCCTGCAGGCGGGCTAAATCCTGAGAAGCCATCTTTGTAATCAGCTTTGTATTGTCCTCGATGTGCTTCTGCAGGTTCTTGGCCGCCGTCGGGCTTATATACTGACGTTTGAGCACCGGGATGCCCCAGCGCGCGTCTATGCTCTTCTCGCTCACGCCCGCCGCCTTGAGCGCCTGCTTCTGCGCATGCGTTGTCGTGCGGTACATGGCGGCGCAGAACCAGCGGGATATCGCTTTGGCAATCTGCCCGGCCTTCACCATCCATCGCGCCATATCAGCGGCAAATCTGCGTGTGATATCAGACGGAGACGGCTCAAAGCCCCCGGCGGCGTCATGCGCCATGCCGAGTTCCTGATGTAAATCCCTGAGGGCGTCGCGGAGCAGCATCCGCAGGGCGTTCCGGAGCCTCCGGGCGTACTCCTTCTGCACGCCCTGGTTCGCAGCTACAGCCCTTGCGGTTCTCGGCTTCTTTCTCATGCCTCAGCCTCCGGTGCCTCGGCTTTTTCAGCCATCGCCTGCTTCATGCCGTCCTCGTGCCCCGGAGCGGCTTTGGCCTTTGCGTCGGCCTCGGCCTTTTCCTGCTTTTCCTGCTGTCCGGCCATCATGGCTTCAAGCCCTGACGCGTCCGGCGTGTCGGTCTGCATGTCCTGCCCGTCTCCCATGTCGGGCATTTCATCATCGATAAAGTCAAGCCCCATATCGGGATCCGCCTTGACGGCCGCGCGCATTTCCTCCGGGCTGATTACCTGCCTGTCAAGTGCGGCGCCCAGCGTGTTGATGCGCGTCTGCGCGTTCATCGCGCGTGCCGAGTCGTTGTCGGTGCCGAGCTGCTTAAACTCAAAGGTTATAGACGGATCTATCGTGCCGGCCTCGGCTATCTCTATGGCTTTCAAGCACTCCTCGACAGCCGGGCGCAGGATCTCCTGCTTTGTCCTGATGTGGTCATAGTAATTCTTGAGGTCGCTCTCACCGGTCGCGTTGAAGCCGGAAGGGCTGATACCCAGGAGTTTGACTGCCGGCGTGCGGTTTATGGCCGCTATCATCTCAAGGGACTGCCTGACGATATCTGTGCATCCCGCCGTCGAAGTCTGTACATTGGATACCTGCTCATCCTGCTTGTCGCAGACGAAAACGCTGTTATTGTCGCGGTATCTCTGCAGGGCCTGCATACGGATATCAAAGGACTGCACACCGCCGGGCGTGCCGAAGATGGCCTGCGTATCGGTCTGCATTACAAGGAGCGAGATTTTCTTTAAGAGGTCAGCTGTATAGATGCGGCACTCGTTCCAATGCAGGACATAATCCCATAAAATCTGAGCCTGAGGGATGCCCAGGAAATTATAAGACGGCCTCAGCAGGAGCGGCGGCGGGTTGTCGAAGACGGGGATCATGCGGGAGGCGTGAACCTTCTGCCCGAGCACCCACCAGCATTTTGGCTGCATGTAGTCAGGCTGCAGGGGATTTGTTGCGTTGTAGTCTCCGGGAGAGACATTAACCGGATCCACAAGGGTAAAGCGGAGCGCCATGCCCTCAGACATCTCAGCCGAAAGAGACGAGATGCGGAGCGGCAGGGCAAGATCCTCACCCTCGGCGCCCGTGTCGATAAAGATAAAAGCACCACCCATGTAGCCCATAGTAGCCGCGGCAGAGTGAAAAAGATCTTTCAGGTGATACTTTTGATTCAGGAGATCCTCAAGATGCTGCACATCCTCCGGATCCGTATCGTCGCCGCCCTTGACGGTAATCCACTCGCGCGTGATATCGTCAGCGACAGTCTGTATGCACGCCCGGATCATGCCGTTTTGCGCTATCTGCTGGAGCGCCCCATAGCCGATAAAACTGGTGATAGGGTACTGCCCCATATCGCCCGCGTGCTGCTGCAGGGACTCATATATAGTGCTGTAGCCGCCCGCGGAGTCAAAGGCCATGTCAAGCGCCTCGCGCTCATCCTTCGGCGCGCCCATGGTCACCGGAAGCGCAAAAGCGCGCCTGACCTTATCGATGCTGTCAAACGCCCGGAAGGTGCGCTGCGGCATCATCAGGTCAGAGGCGATGGCTTCCATCTCGGACGGAGACACGTAGAGGCGTGATTTTCCGTTTTTCTCTGTCATAATCCTAAATACCTCTTGTTGCTCGCGTCAATCCTGAAGCCGCCCATGCGGAAGTCCGAGACGGCATAGCGCAGAGCGTCGGGGAAATGTGAGAAGTCGTGCTCAGGCACATCCGTCGGCATTCCGTTCTTGTCCTTTTTCCAGGTGTAGTTCTGCACCGCGTGCAGGAAGCCCGGGCAGGCCGGAGAGACTATCATCTCGAAGCCTTGCAGCTTCTGAATGCCATAGCGCACGCTGTCGGCGCCCTTCGTGACTGAAACCGTGTTCAGGCCGAGGCGCCGCAGCTCCGCTATGCTCTTAGGCTCCGCGGAGTCGCAGTAAATCCGCTCGTGCATAATGCCGAGGTCTTTAATCCCGGTGCATATCTCAGCGTTGGTTACTCCGGTGCCGCTCCACTCGGTGAAAATATACAGCCTCATGGCCTTCGCGTCTATCAGAGCACCGACAAACGCCGTAGGATCCGTAAAGCCGAAGTCCATGCCGTAAACAGCAGGAAGGCGCTGGCGCATGAGTTCTCTGACGTCAAAATCCTGCTCCTTCACGCGGTCAAAAATCAGCCCCTCGGATATGCCCCACTGCCCCTCGCCCTCGATAGCGTAGCGGCGCGGATTGTGCTCTGCCATGTCGGCAAAGATAGCCCTGTCCTCGTCAGAGAGCCATTCATTGCACCTGTAGGTTGTAGTAGCCGCGAAAACGTGCGGATTGGGCGTATCAAAGAAACGCGCCTTAAGCCATGAGCGCTCTGACCACGGGTTGAAAGTCAGCGTCAACTGATGGTTTAACCCTTTCGGCAGTTTGCCGCGGATAGACATATCAAGCTTGTTAAAGTCAGGCTCACGGATCTCGTAAGCCTCGTCTATCCATACCCAGCACAAAAATCCCTTTGCAACAGTGATGGAGGTAACTTTCAGGCCATCGTCAAGCCCGCGGAAGAGGATCTTCTGCCCTGTCGGCGTATAGGTCAGTTCAAGCGGATTGGTTGTAGCCTTCCAAAACTGCCCGATATTAAGGCGGTCTATAGCCCACCTCAGCTGAGCAAAACAGGAGTCCTTAAGCGTACGCCCATAGCGGCGCACTACCAGCAGGTTGGCCTGCGGCTGTGCCATCAGGTTGACGATAAACCACAAGGCGGCAGTAGTAGACTTTTTGGAGGCTCTTGAGCCTTTGACAACGCGGTAACGGCATGCGGTATTCCAAAAGTCCTTGTACCCGCCGCCTACAATGTCGGAAAGCTTAATCTGCCTGACTGCCATCTGACGCTGTTAGTCCTTAAGATCGTTGATAATCTGCACCTGTATAGGCGAGGATGAAGTTACATCAATCTGCTGCTTCTCTGACCACTCGCCGTCACCGTGCGTCTTGAGGTAGAAAATCGTCGCGGCGGTGTTCTCGCCTGATATAGCCATCTCAAACAGCACGTTTTCGACCTTCTGCAGGGCTATAGCCTTGCCCTCTTTTATGGCCTGGTCAAATTGTTCATTTTCGCGCTTGCGGTTTTGAAGCGTTGATCTGCTTATCCCGAGGTTAATGGCTATCTGCCCCTGGCTCTGACCATGAGCCGCTAATTCTTTGACTTTTTCAAGATCTACAGGGATTTTGGGCTTTGTAATCATGATGCGCCCCGGCTGTTATTTCGTTGGATAGATTATAGCATGAATAGCACAATTTGTGCCGGATTTCAACAGGCCGGAGTGATATTTTTATCGGACGCGTTTATCAGGATCTCGCGCTCGTAAATGCCCGTCTTTGTCTCAAAGACGGAAAAACGCGGCGTGCACTCACGCGCCGCCAGCAGGATCCTTGCCCTGCCGTCCGTGCACTGCTGCCTCACCTGCCCGGCGGCGTGCCCTACAGCCTCGGCTGAGATCTTGCGGCTCCACTCTTTCAGCATCTCATAGCCCGGCGTGCAGGGCGTATATATCGCGTCGGCACTATAATGATACGCCCGGCATACATCAGCGCCCGCGGCATACGCGGCATGGAGCGTTACGGCAGTGAGCACGTCAATCCCTGACGACACCGGCACGATCACAGGCGGGTGCTGATACCTTTCAAGCGGCATGCCCGCGGCGCGCGCGTCCGCTATAGCCTTCCGCAGGCAATCGCGCGCCCTGGCATCTGCGGCCATG